GTGAGGGCCTCGATGAGTAATTCTAATTCTCCAATCGTGGAGAATTCTGTGGCAGATCCGACAGCGGCTTTGGTAAATGTAGTCCCATTGACAATGATCGTGTTTCCATCAGCGGGGGCACCGTAAGTAATCGTTCCGGTAGCCGCTTGCGGGATCATTGCAGCAATGGACGCAATCTCAGTGTCAACTTGGGTGGCAGTAGAAACAGCGTTTTCAATTTGAACGTTGTAAGCACCGCCCACAACTGTACCCACTTCTGAACCAGCTGTAGCTCCAGTCGTGTAGGTCATGGTCTTGCCGTTACCAACTGTGCCGGTAACGTTCCAAGCAAACTTCATATCTTGAACAGTGACGGAGGCAGCAAGGGCAGTCGTCCCACCAGCAAGAGCCGCGAAGGCGGCAGCATGAGACACACGAGCAACATTCTGCGAAGATTGAACAAAGGTACAGTCAACCAGAGCAGCAGCGTCCACTGAAGCTTCAATGGCAGTCTTAACCTGAGCGTAAGTAGAAACGCCTTCAGAAATCTGGCACGTGATATCATCCGTACTAACAGTCATAACTTCTGAGCCAGCAGTGGCTCCAGACGTGAATTTAAATCGAATGCTATTTCCACCCGTTCCAGTGGCATCAGCTGTGAGCTTAAGAGTGTCCCCAAACGTATTTGTTGCTTTAGCCGCAGCAACACCGCTAGCAAACGTAGCCGTCTTACAGGTCAGCTGAACAGTAGAAGCTGTACCAGAAACAGTGATCGTAACTAGAGCGTTAGCGTCATAATGCGCTTCAACCGCTGCTTTAACTTGAGTGGCTGTCGAGGCACCAATCTGAACAGTGATTGCATGTCCTGAAAGAGTCACCACTTCGGAGCCAGCAGTGGCTCCATTCGTATAGGAGACGGTAACGCCAAGTCCTAGAGTGTTTTCTGTGTATGTTAAATCTTGAACCACTACCGAAGCTTGAGTTGCCATTGTGAGTCTCCTTTAGATATGCATTGGTTTCATAAGAACCAGTTATGCAATACGACAAATTGTGCCTGGATGCTTTCGCAGAGCCAGGGCTTGTATAGATTCTTACTTAGCTAGCAGACGTACCAACCACCATGATTCCACGATTCGTCGCCAACACTTTCGTGACGTGCGAGAATTTGTAACCAACGGTGCTGATCTGATCCAAAGGATCGGACGTGCCAGAGCTACCAAGCTGTTTCACGTACGTCTTGAGGCCCATTCCTTCAATGTCAACGATACCGTAGCCTTCCGAAGCAAACACCCAATTGTGATAGGTGACAGCAGACGACGCGCCAACACCAGTTTTCACGTTAGGAGCCAACACGAACCGAATGTTCCAGAGCTTGCCCACTTCACCTTTCATGGCAGGGGTAGCAGAGGTGTATTTCGTCACGTCGAGCCATCCACCAGCCGCCGACTCAGACATCAAGTCATACTCGGTCGCAGGATGGATAAGACCCATAAACTCACCGCCAGAAAACCCTTTCGCGCCGATCAGCTTCAAAGCTTTAGCAGCTTTGCGGAAGTCAGCAGACGAGCAGGCAGCGGAGGTGGCGGCTTCACTAGCCCCACCAGCAGCAAACAAGTTTGTCATGTTCGCGTCGATGGCGTTACGGATGATCGTGTCGATAGACAGACCCGCTTGATAACCAAGCACTTCGGTCGCGCCTTTAACAATAGGATCAATCGCTTCCAACTGGAGCATGTCCGACAACGCAATGTAGTTACCATATTGCGTAGGGCGGGCAGTGATCTGAGTGGATTGCAGCGTGTCCCCATCTGGAACCGTGCCGTCCGTGAGGGCGGTCGTATTCGCAGCAAGGTTGGTGTAATTCGTGAAGGTGATGTCACGAGCTGAATTCTTCGGGAGCTTCTTTTTGGTAGCAGCTTTATCGAAGCACAGTTCGAGTTCGAGACGGGACAACAGAGTGCGGTCGTAGAAAATACCAACCGCATTCGGAAGGCCAGAGGTGGCAACTACGTTTGTATTTAAGGCCATTTGAGATACTTCCAGGGAACTTCATCTTCACGCACCCTGGTGATACAATAGGACTAGTCTCGGTCAGCAATACCGTGCAGCTGAATTGCCAGCTGTTCGAGCTTGTCGAGAGGCATCTTATGTAAGTCAGCGGGTGACGTGGATACGCCTTTCCCCCCTGTCGCTACGGCTGCTTTAGCCTCATTAGCGAGTTCAGTTTCAGCTTTCTGTCGGCCATGCTGCTCGGCCTGTTTAATAGCTTCTTCACTGTGTTGAGTCTTTGACAGGTTGTACAAGTGGTCAATCACTTCACCGATAGGCTGGTTATCGTCCCAACGAACTTGTCCTGACTCCACCAGTTCTTTCATTGTGGGTTCCAGGTCTGTAAAGTTGGGATACTGCGCCGAATCCGTCCTACGTCTTTCAACTTCCCGGTCATACTTGAGTGCTGTCACTTCTTGACCCTGTGCAGCCAGCTTAGCTTCATACTGTTCTGCAAAGGCTCTACGAGATTCAGCATCACGTTTCATCAGGTAGCTGTTGAGTGCTTGAGGATCTTGTGTCTGTAAAGCTCTCTGTAGTTGCTGAAGGTCTCCGGTTTCATTGTCTCTTACCAGCTTCTCCACCATAGGCCTCTGATTCGCTTGTAACACTTCGAGCTGCTTTCGCAACTCTGCGCGTTCCTGCGCCATCTGAGTGGCCCACTTACGGGTTTCGGTCAGCTGCTTCTGAACATCCGCGAAACTTTTTTCAGCATCAAATACAGGTTGTCCTGCCGGTTGTTTTTCAGGGGCTGTCTTTTGTTCAACCTTTGCGGGGCCTGTAACATCAGGTTTTTTCACTTCGATCTTGCCGGATTGTTCAACGGACGTTTTCGCTGCTTCTACTTCTTTTGCGGCAGCAGCGTTAACTGAATCCTCGTTAGAGTAGTCCACTTCCGTTGAGTCTGCTTGGGTGTCGAGTGCTTCATTTTGTACGTCCATTAAGTCTCCATTGGGGCTTGTCCGGTTAGGGGGCCATTTTATTTACTGCAAATCTTCATCTTGATTCTTAAGCTTGGTGAAAGCATCAGCGGCTGTATCTCCAGCAATGATCAAGCGTTTAAGGAAGTCCTGAAACTCCTGATAGGGCTGCACTTTGTACCACAGCTCATCTCGTCGATCTCTCTCCTTACAGGCCATCCATTCTTTATGGCCATCATCCACTTTACGATTGATCCACTTTTCGACTTCTTTATAGATAGGGTGTTTGCAAAAGTCTCTTGCATCTCCGCCCAACTGCATTGCAGCCACTAAGTTTTGCTCTAATCGGTCGTTATCCATTACTGTTCACTCCTGGAATGGCCGGTGGACTACCCGCACCATTCTGATCCACCTGCCCTTGAACCGCCTGATCTTGGCCGGGCTCTGGGGGCATTGGCTGAACGGCCACGATGTTCACTTCATCCTCATCAAATCCCATCAATCCCCATGACTTCTTGGCTAGGGCAGATATAGACTCAGGAGCCAACACTTTGCCGAATATGCCCATGAAAGACATAATGCGGTTTACCTGACCTTCTTTATCCACCATTTCAGAAATGCCCTTCATCTGGAAGGTCACTTCAGCGCGAATCATCTCAGGAGTGACTTTCTGGTCAAAGATATTCCCATACAGGCCCGTTTCTAAGAACACTTCGTCATCACTGATAAACTGCAAGTTGAGCTGGTGAAACATGCGAAGGACACGCTTAATCGCTGTCTCTTCCACCATCTTTACAGCTGTGCCAAACTTCTCCAGTGCCTGCCCGATAATCAGTTGGGCTCCGCGAGCAGTGCGGCCGAGCTTTCCGCTGTCAGGAGCTCCCTGGATGCTCTTAGGGGCTGTGACGGCTTCAATGTCGTTTTGAACGATTGCAGCTTCATTATAATTTTGGTCTGTAACGTTAGGGCTTTCCAATGCAACGATATCCATTGGATTATCGCCACGTAGGACAATGCCGCCTGGGGTGGAAACGAGCGTCCCGAGGTCGATATCTGCGTAGGCGTTAACACTCCACATGCGATTGATGGCTAGGTTGATGTTGTCCAACCGTTGCCGTCTTAGTGTGTTGAGTTCGTGAATGAGAGGAAGCACTGGCTCAATAAGGCCAATACCAAACCACTCTTTAGGCACTGTAAAAAGAACTGAGCGAACAATAGGGCGTTTCTGGTGATGGAAAGGATTGCCATCTGCATGCACCAGAGTTTTACGGTTTACAATCGCAATGTAGGTTTCTTCTGCGATTCCGTCTCCGTCAAGGTCACACAACCCCCAACGCTCTAAAAGCTCTAATTTGCTGCTGTCCTGCTTCTGCTGTTCAGACGACTGGCGAGCTGATAATCTGCTTCCACGACTATTCGTGAATGACGTATCAGTGCCAGAAAGCGTGCTTTTATCTGGAATGTTGCCATACACTGGATACTTGCCCTTTGACAGCTCTGACAACTCGTCATAGCTAATCCAGCTTCTAATCCATATTGCTTGCCCTTCTTTCTCGTTTGAGGCATCTGGGTCAGGAAACACGTCTAACACGTCTAAAACGTCAACCTCGGGCCGTCTCTCAACGATTTTGTAGGTCTTCTGCACCGTCCAAGTGATTTCTTCACCTATATTGAATCCCATATAGGTTTTAGGCGTTCTAACGGCTGTACGTTCCCACACCCATTTGCGAGTCACTTTCCAGTACACTTTTAAATAGGACGTTCCATAAAGCATGAGCTGCTTCGTGAAGTCCATAAACTTAATGAAGAAGTCTGCCTGCCCTAGCTGGAAGCTGAGGAGGAGCTTAATCACTCTAGCCATCGGGCCATCCTTCATGGACGTAGGCACCACATCAAAGAATCCGTCTGACCCAAAGATCACGTTGATCACTTTAGGAACAGCAGCTTCCACCACTTGGAATACAATAGGAAGGGAGATTTTGGCTCTAGTGGTGGTTTTGTTCTCCTCAGTGTTTCCGGAGATAAAGAGCTTGTACACTTTGTTCCACACGCCTTCGTAAGAACGACGCCATGTTTCCCATCGTTCAAATTCCTTCATATACTTGGCAGCAAACTCCTCAGCCTTGTAAACATCAAGTAGATCAGGGACAATAGGCTGCACTAAAGGTGCTTCAGCTGGAGGAGCCTGAAGGCCTTCGCTAGCTACTTGGGATGGATCTTGCTGTGTGGGGTCTTGATAGTCCATGTTTAAAATTCCTTAGCTAAAAATATCCGGTGAATGGATCAGCGTCACGTCGCACTCTTTCCACCAGGCCACGAACATATGCCTTCTTAGAAGCTATACGGTTTTCAGAGTCGGTGTAGATTTGCTTCCCGCTCGTGCCTAAGCTAAACGCATATCGCAATGCGTCTATGGCGTGGTTGTTCTTGTCTACTGGATTGTCTTTTGTCACCTTGTCATCATTAGGAGCTGGATAGTGATACCCCGCGATTTCCTCGATTAGGTTGCGACAATGGCGAAACACTTTGAGCCGCCCTGTCTTCATAAGCTCAAAAATGCGCTTGCATCCGCTTTCAATATCTTTGGCAGGCCCTGAGATACCAGTGATCTGTCCTAAGCCGAAAGCATTAACCAGTTCGCTGATAAGCTGCTTCGACTGGCCATCTGCCCCAATGCGGGACATCCCTTCATCTTTGATAAAGGCTGCAATGATTCCTAGCTGGCCTACGTTAGCCTTGTAGAATTCCCTGCTCACGTAAAACACCGAAGGGGATTTCGTAGTGTCCTCAGCGATAGATACGCACGCTGTAGGGTCTGCGCTACCAAAGTCTAGGCCACCTATACGCTTCCATTCAGAAGGCACTTCAAAGGCATCCACCACGTATTCGTCTTCATCAAAAGGGAATACAAGCCCTGTCAGCTGTGTAAACTTGCCACAGTAATCCCTTTCGAATATAGCTGCGGGTAAAATGTTTCTTAAACGTTCAAACTCTTCTTTGGAGAAGTAGGGGTTGTCAGAAGATGTCCAGTTGATCACTGCAATCGTCTTATCGCCACCCGCCACCACCACGTCATTAACCCGGCCTGCACGCTTAAGAACATCACGCTTGAGCCAATTGGCTGTGTAGGGGGTGGTGGTGTAGAGCCCTCGTCCCATATGAATAGCGACACGGGCCATAAGGTTTTGATGCACTTCCCATTTAAACTGTCCAGCCTCGTCACCCCAATAGGCGCGAAGGGTCATTGATTCAATATGCTTAGGCTCATCGGCTGAACGAACGTAAATCCTGTCTCCCCAGACTAATTCAAAACAATGCTTCTGTTCTTTCCATTCCCCCCAGTCTTTGGGCATGATGTCTTTAAACTTAGGAAGAGCCGCCTGTTCCAATATCTTATTGGTGGGAGCTGTAATGAGGTAGTCACCCCTCAGGCCTTTTTCAAAATTCTTATAGATCTCAGAGCATAGCCACACAGGCCCCACCATCGTCTTACCGCTCTGCTTCCCTGCAATGGCGTTAACAAACCGCTCAGGTGCATCTAGGACAAGCTGTTGGTATTTATGAGGCTTGAATTCATTGGCCATTTGTTGTATTGTCTGCCCATACCTTTAAAGGAGGATATTTATGAAACTCAAAGCAATGGAACTAGACTCGATGGTGTGGACCAGACAGCGGCCTTTAAATCAGGAAGTGATGAATCTGGTATCTGAGCTGCTTAAGGCTAAGAGGGAAGCAGCCGTTAAATAACAAAAGGATGGTAAGGTTTGCCTTCTTGTTAGGGTTGCATCTCTCTCAAAGAGGGAGCAGCTTGGTTGGTAAACCTTACCAAAATTGAACGCTGGTGACATTACCCTTTCAGGTTGCTCGCAGAGAAGCGAACCTAGGAATACCATTCTCCTAGTCACAGCAAAATCGTGCAGGGGTTTAACGAGCGTATCCTGCGAGCTCTGGGGGATGCAC